AAAACAGTTAGTGATTTAGGAGATCAACACAATGGCCACAACATTAGGATCACCAGGTATTTCAGTAAGTGTAATTGACGAAAGTTTTTACACACCGGCTGCACCTGGCACAACACCAGTAATTTTTGTTGCTTCAGCAGAAGACAAAAGCAACGCATCAGGAACAGGTACAGCGCAGGGAACAACTGCAGCAAACGTAGGTAAAGTTTGGCTAATTTCAAGCCAGAGAGATTTAACCGAAACGTTTGGTACACCAAAATTTTACACAGACGGTTCAGGCAATCCTGTACACGGCGGCGAACTCAACGAATATGGATTGCAGGCTGCATATAGTGTATTGGGTTTAAGCTCAAGGGCCTACGTGGTAAGAGCCGATGTTGATCTAGCATCCCTAGTTGGCACAACTACAATTCCTAAAGGCACACCAGTTGCTGGAACATACTGGTTAGACACCGGAGCAAGCAAGTTTGGTGTATTTGAATGGAACCCAAGTGGCAAGGGTTCTTTCACAGCCAAAACTCCACTAGTCATTAACGACGACAATGTAGCAGATTCTGTCACAGCAGGCGTGCCTAACAGTTCGTTTGGTAAGCCAGGAGACTATGCAATAATTGCAACATCCGATAACAGCACAACCTACGACAATGCTCTGTTCTATAAAACAGCAGCAGGTGCATGGACAGAGGTAGTTAATACTTTTGATTCAGGAAAAGAATTGACTATTAGCCCGCACACTTCTTACCCAACTTACACAACAGCAACCACTGCTGGTAGTGTATGGGTAAAAACAACTACACCAGGTAGCGGTGCTAACTGGGTTGTCAAATATTACAATGCTGCTACATCTGCATGGAGCACAGTAAGCGCACCAATTTACACATCCACACTTGCAGCAATTCAAAAACTTGACAGCACAGGTGGTAAAGCAATTCCTGTTGGTACATTGATGGTTGAATCTAACTATCATCATCACACCAACGTAACAGCAGAATTTAAATTGTGGAGACGTACAGCCACAGGTTCAACAACAGTGGTTGGAGCAGCATCTGCAACAACAGGAACAACAAGTACGTTCTCAATTAGATCAAGTACAGCAGCTGGCGCATGGGCATCTTCAGCAACCATTACTGTTGCTGCATCGCTTACAAACCCAGTAGGTCAGCAGATTGCTTCTGCATTGAATGCTTCTTCAGTACCAAACGTACAGGCAGCATGGGACGGCACGACAAATGTTCTTACACTAAGTCACACACTTGGTGGAGAGTTTCAATTGCTGGACGGTACCGGCACTCCACTAGACAAGGCAGGATTGACTGGCGGCGATCTAGACAATCTGTATGTAGCAGTTGATGCTCCTTACAGCTGGATCGCAACAAACTGGAAGCCTTTGGTATTTGAAGCCAGTGCAACTGCTCCGTTTACTACACCAGCTGATAATACAGTATGGTATGACGCAAGTCTTAGCGATGTTGACATTATGATCAACGACGGCACTAAGTGGGTTGGCTATAGAAAGTATGATTCATTCTATAACAATCCATTGTCGGGTGGCGTTAACGGTTGCGATCCTGCAGGCCCAATAGTCAGCTCAACAGAGCCAACTCTACAATCAGACGGCACAGCTCTCAAAGACGGCGACATTTGGGTTGACGTTAGTGACACAGAAACCTACGGTCGTAAAGTTTATGTTTATGACGGTTTAGCACTTGAATGGGTTTTACAAGATGTAACAGACAGCACCAGTCCAACCGGTTGGGTGTTTGCTGATGCACGTTGGGGTAACTCAGGCGATGACAGCATGCAAACCAAAGTATCAATTGCTACACTATTAAGCAGTAACTACGTTGACCCAGACTGTGTCGATCCTGCACTATATCCAAAAGGTTTAAAGCTTTGGAATCTACGTCGTTCAGGATTTAACGTTAAGAAATACGAAGTTGGTTACATCAATAAAACAGCTACAAATACTAGAGTTGATCCAGCAGAAGCAATGACCAATTACAATGCAGACCGTTGGGTAACAATTAGTCCTAATGCTGAGGATGGAGCTGGACAGTTTGGTAGATTGGCTCAGAGATCAGTTGTTGTGGCAGCATTGAAGGCTGCAGTAGACAATAACACATCAATTAGAGATGTTGACACTGTAAACTTCAACCTACTAGCAACACCAGGATATCCAGAGTTGATTGCTAACATGGTAGCACTCAACAATGATAGAAGCCAAACTGCTCTAGTAGTAGGCGATAGTCCATTTAGACTAGCACCAACTGCAACTGCTCTAGCTGCTTGGGGTAATAATACTGCCGGCGCAGCAGACAACGGAGATAGCGGTCTTGTAACAAATGACGCCTATACCGCAGTTTATTATCCAAGCGGATATACCAATGATAACTCAGGCAACAAGATTGTTGTGCCTCCAAGCCACATGATGTTGAGAACCATACTCAATAGCGACAATAAGAGCTATCCTTGGTTTGCTCCTGCAGGAACTACACGCGGTACAATTGATAATTCAACCAGTGTTGGATACATTAACAGTGAAGGTGAATTTACAACTGTTTCATTATATCAAGGATTACGCGATGTAATGGCTTCAGCAAAACTTAATCCGCTAGCAACTCTACCTGGTTCAGGACTAGTATGCTTTGGACAATACACAAGAGCAGCAGCAGCAAGTTCACTAGACAGAATCAATGTTGCACGTCTTGTGGCCTATCTACGCAGACAGTTAGAACTAGCGGTTAAACCATACTTGTTTGAACCAAACGATGCTCAAACACGCAATGAAGTTAAGAATGCTGTTGAGAGCATCCTAACTGAACTTGTTGGACAAAGAGCTCTAAATGACTACATCGTAGTTTGCGATACAACAAATAATACTCCTGCCAGAATTGATCGCAGCGAGTTATGGGTTGACATTGCTATCGAACCAGTCAAGGCTGTGGAATTCATTTATATTCCACTGCGCCTATTGAATACTGGCGCAATTGCTTCAGGTGATCTTGGAGCAAGCTTCCCAGGAACTTCAAGTTGATCATAATACAGAATGAGGAAACTTAAATGGCGATTTCAAATTTAAATAGATTTACAGTACCGCTAGCAACAAACCAAAGTGCCAATACTCAGGGTTTGTTGATGCCAAAACTAAGATACAGATTCCGTGTAACACTGGACGGATTTGGTGTTGCGGGAACTCCTTCAACCGAACTAACAAAACAGGTAATGAACGTAACACGTCCAGATATCAGTTTTGAAGAAATCGCACTTAAGGTATACAACAGCACCGTGAAGTTAGCAGGACGCCACACATGGGCAGATGCTACTCTAACACTACGCGATGATGTTACTGGCGCAGTTGCTGGCAAGGTTGGCGAGCAGATGCAGAAACAGTTTGACTTCTTTGAACAAGCTTCTGCTGCATCCGGTATTGATTATAAATTTATTATGAGAGTAGAAATGCTAGACGGTGGCAATGGTGCGTTTGAACCAGTTGTACTAGAAGCATTTGAGTTTAGAGGTTGTTTTATCAAGAAAGCTGTTTACAACGGCGGCGATTATACAAACAATGATCCTCTAGACATTGTATTAACGATTGCTTACGACAATGCTCTACAATTGAATGACGGCGGTAACCTAGCTGGCTTAGGTCAGAACGTAGGAAGAAGCGCAGGTTCAATGGCAATAGGCGGTTAATAACCGTTTCATAAAATAAATTAGCCCGGGTAATACCGGGCTTTTTTATCACATAAATATCAATATGTCCAATGCATTTACCAATTTCCTAAAAGATGTAGGCAAGGGTATATTTGAAGGCGACGGTGCGAATATGCGAGACTACGCACACGCCAGTAAACTATATGTAAACAATAACTATGCAAGAATGCCCAAAGTTGGCTTTCTGTATTATGTAGTTTTCAATCCAAGCGAAAATTCACTATTGAAAAGAGTTTTAGGAAAAAGAAATAAAAATGATATTGGTCTTTTGGTTAGAAGCATTGATTTACCTAAATTTAAAATTACTACTGAAACTGTAAATCAATATAATAGAAAGACTGTGGTACAAACAAAAATAAATTACAATCCTATTTCAATAACATTTCACGACGACTCTTCAGACATTACAACTGATCTCTGGCGTTCATACTACACGCATTACTTTGCCGACGGAAAATACGGTAACGAAGGTATAGATTTGCAGGATAGAGCCGGCATACTAAATGCATTAAAAAATAACATTGTGGAATACGGAGATACGAAATATGCAGACAAAATGTATGCATATGGTTTAAACAACAATCAAACTAAACCGTTTTTAAAAAGTATTGAGATATATGTATTGCATCGAGGTAGAGGCAAATCAGATTTCACACAGTATACTTTAGTTAATCCTTTAATAACAGATTGGTCGCACGACTCATTATCTCAAGATGATAATGCAAAAATTCTAACTAATAAAATGAATTTATCTTATGAATTTGTCTACTACCGAACTGGAAATATAGTCAACAATATTCAACCCAGAGGTTTTGCCAGTGTGCATTATGATAGAACACCAAGTCCTTTAGGTGTTGGTGGCAGTGGACAGATATTTGGTAATGGTGGTTTAATTTCAGGCTTTGCAGATGTATTTGGCAGCAGTGGTAGTTTAACAAATGCACGTAGTCCTTTAGATCTTCTAGTTGCTGCATCACAAATTAAAAGTCTATCAAAAAATGCAAGGCAGTTAAAATCATCTAATGTGGCGAACGAGGGGTATAAAATAGGAGCAAGTGTAGTTGCAGGAGCATTAAACAATCCTAACGAGGAAGCTAATATTCCGCAAGGCAGAACAGGAATTGCTCCGGTAACTAATACTTCTGTAAGCGGCGACACGGTAGCTAGAAATAGAAGCGTAACAGGAAAATAAAATGCCAGCTAGTTACAGTAATCTTCCAGTTGTAAAAAATAATAGTTTTGGTCAAACTACCTTTGTAAATTTTTTTGCAACGCAAATTGAAGT